CTATAGGTTAACTACTCTGTTAATATCTATAGCTTTTCTTTTTGGCATGCTATTGGTTTGAAACCATGCTCTTTTATTTCTTATATTATATTTAATAATTAAAACATTATCTTTTCTTCTTGTTAATCTATAAATAATATCTTTATCACTTATTCTTTTTTCAACCATATTATCCCCTCATTTGGCTGGATATTATAGCATAAATTGGTGGAAAATGCAAATTATGGCCACAAAAAAAGAGGTAGCGACATTAATGTCGTTACCAATTTTAATATAATCTTACATTATCCCAGTTAGTAGTTCCGTTCTGAAAATTAAGATTGACTTGTCTTTGTACTTCATCGTAGTTAGAACCTAGAGCAGATTTTCTATCTTCACCATTTCCAAAGTCTCCTCTAATAGTTTTTCTAACTAAGTCTAGAATATCAACACTTGGTTTTGGTGCAGGTGCTAATATTTCATTAACTCTTGCTTGCACTTCTGCATATCTATCACCTAAGGCATTCTTTCTATCCTCGCCATTACCATATTTGCCTGCTATAACTTCTTGTGCTAACTCTTCAACTGACTTTGTAGGTGCAGATTGTGAATTAGGCAAATCTGAATTTAAATATTCAGTAGGATCTATTCTCACATCACTTGTATTTCTAACTTCAAAATGTAAGTGTCCTCCATAACTCATTCCAGTGTTTCCCATATAGCCTAATACTTGTCCTTTAGACACTCTTTGACCCACTGATACTCTAACTGTATTATAAGCCATATGACCATATAGTGTGTAATAGCCGTTATCGTGTTTGATTTTTACATAATTACCATAACTTCCATTTTCAAAGCCATTGCAATTATTTCTACTACCTACTACTACTCCATCACTATGAGCAACAATATTGCCTAATGTATAATTTTGATTTACCACATCTATTCCATTATGTACCCCAGGTTTATATTCTTGTGTAACTTCTAATAAGCCACTTTCTAAAACTCTATTTTTTAAACTCATTATATTTCCTCCTCATATATTTCTGCTTTCATTTCTTCCTCTTTAATTGGTTTCATTACTAATTCTTCGCTATTCATTACTATCACTCTCCTTAACTTCTTTTGCTTTTCTTGTGAAAAAATATGTAAACACTGCTGTACACAAATTAGTAAACAATAAGAATACTGTTTCAAATATACTTTCTGATTTAAATACTGCTATAAATAGTAATATTACTAAAGCAGTAGCAAACAACACAGTTACATAACTTTTCACATCGCTTAATCCTTTTTTCATTAATTATCACCTCTTTCTAATAATTTATTACAAAACTTTTTTGTTTCAGAATTATAGCCTAATGCTAGATAATTATCGCAGCTTTCCAGCCTATCGTGCATTGGAATATTTTCGTTCCAAATAGTATTCCTCAATGTTGACTTTTGAATCACTTTCATGTTCTCACTAAAATTGTAATATACACCAAAAGCAGACCACAAAAATACGACTACAGCTATAATCCATCCTCCCCAAGTAATTGCCAATTTTACTTTTTTAGTTATTTTGTCCATCTCTTTTAATTCCTTTCTTTTTAATCTGTCGTTTTTGTATAATTCAAAATTACAATTTTCTGCCATAAAGTATTCCAACCGGATTTTACAAAAAAATTAACATTTGTTTTGTCTACCATTATGCTCAAGTCATCAGTTGCAGTATTGCTATTATACAAAGTAACAGGTATTGTATAAGTTCTGCATTCACTTTTACTATAAGCAAAAGCGTGCCTAACAAAAATAACATCAACACTAGAGATATTATGAGAAAAAGAATTACTTTCGTACAATTGTGAGATTGTATTATCAAAACTCATTACCTTTTGATATAAAGGTTTCCCATCTATCCATCTCCCAATTACCATTTCATTTGTGGAATATATATTACTATATCCACTATTCAAAAATACATCCAATGTCTTTGTTTTACTATTGCTATCTTTTATTGCTATATCATTAGCACTAATTTTTTTATTTAACCCAAATATATTACTTAAAACCTTCATAATTTTATTTACTAACATATTTAATCTCTCTAAATTAAAGTAACTTCCATTGAAACCCAAATTGGTGGATTACCTCCACCAACTGCATTATTTTTGACATCAGAATAAGCAGTGCAATAAATAACATCACCTTTTGAGATGTTAAAAACACCAGACACACTAAGATGTCCATAAGCACTAGGTTTCCCTGAGTTTACTACTTTTCTATCACTATTTTGTTCTAATGCTATTATACAATTTGTGCTGGTTTCAAATCTAACTCTTGCAGTTACTATAGCAACCTTTGAATTAGTGTTTATCTTAATACCACCATCAGACCTTAATTCCAATCCAGTATCCATTTTAAATGAGTAATTAAATGGTATCTTTGTATAAGTACTTGCAGGTATATTAAAACTAGCAGTAGATAAACCAACTTTTGCAAATAAACCTACATTTGTTAAATTATTTGCCTTATCGCTATTCTTCATAACTACATTGTCAGCAGATATTTTAGTATTATTTCCAAAAATATTTTTTAATACTTTCATTAAAGTTCGCATTATTTAATCCTAATCCATATATAGCAAGTTATGTATGGTTGCAAATTATTATGGGGTTGACCACTACCTGCAGTAGTAGTATCACCAATCCACCTAGTACTTTCTGTATCAGAAGAAGTTGAACTCCATTCATAATTTCCTGTAAATCTACCAGTGGAACCAGAACCACTCGTGAAAGCATTTAGATTATGGGCATGTGCTGGCATTTCATCAGCAATTAATTTATGTGTCTTTTCTCCGCCTGTTTTCTTCACCACATTAAAATCAGGATCAGTGCTATCGACACATACCAAAGTTTTACCTTTACCGAACAACTCCCAAGTACCACCAAATCTAACACTCGGATTTTCATTTCTTGTAGTTAGAAACAAGTCCCCAATTTTATAATAAGCATTTGGATAATAGTTATCAGTACCGCTCTTAAGTGTTCCACCTTTACAAGCCATAACTTGCTCCTATTGGAGTAGGTACTAAATAATACTCCCTCCAATCATTAGAGAGATTGCTCTTAAGCCTTTTAATATCAGTAAATAGCAACCCCCCCCCCATTAATTTTTAACATTTGTTTCATCTTTATCACTCCTATTCTTCCCATTCCTCTTCCTCTGTAAAGTAAAGAATTGGGTAATCATTTAAGTAAGCATTACCATACAAGTAGACTATATCATCGCCAATTGCAATCACTTCTTGACCTTTAGGCAATGTTATAATATCAGCATCAGCACTACCTACTATTAAGAACTTATCTTCTAAGATAATTTTGAATTGATACTCATCACTATAATCAAATAAATCGCCTAGTGACAAATCACTAAATTTGAATGTATTATCTACTATTGTTGGTACTATACTTCCACCATCAGTCCAGTCAGTAGTTCCCGATTTTCTATATTTAAAACTACCACTAAGAGTATTAGCAGTAGTATCAGTAAATGAGCCATTATAATAGGCACCATTACAATTTAAAATAGCCTCATTTGATGTTCCTTCTGGTCTCGTTATTGATATAGTATTTACATGCAATTTAATGTAATCAAGCATATCTAATTCAACATCAGCAGAATTAGCATACCCTCTACTATCAGTAGCGGATATTGTTACTTTATTCGAGCCAATGCTATCAAAAGTATTCTCTTGTAAGTTTGAAGTTTGACCATCATTTAAATTAATTGAATAATTCTTAATAGTCGAACTCTTTTTAGCAGTAGCATTTATAGTCACTTTTGGTTTAGATATATACTTAATAAACTTAGTATTGCTACCAATTATATTTGTAACACTCGTATTAGTATCCACAACTGTAGCAGATGCATCAGGTTTGCATACACTTTCTTTAGTATACAAGTTAAAACTTGTGGATTGTGTATCACCTATTTGTGTGCTTCCATTATATGTTGTACAATAAATAGTTCCCTTTATTTCTTTAGCATTAGGTATTAAGGCATATATTTGGTCTTCTATTTCACTTGTCTGAAACTGCACTGTCGTTTCGCTTGTCTTTGTAGCAATAGTGCCAGTTAAAGTGCCTATCTTGTAAGTTAATGTACTTGTAAATGATGATGCCTTTTTGTCAATACTAATGATGGCATTATCACCAATATATGGACTACTACAAGCAACACCGCTAGCTCTTGGTATTCTAGGTAAGTCTGCACTACCACTAGCAGTGCCACTCCAACCCCAGTTAGGGAAACTAAGTGAAGCACTACCACTAACACTTTTAGTTCCATCATTGTTATGATATACCCAGCCCTCTGCAGTGACCGATACGCTTTCTCCGCTTGTAGGTCTAGTACAACTAGTACTTTGATAACTTGCACCAGTTCCACTTACTCCCATCGTTCCTTGTTGGTCTAAAATATAACTATTTCCAGAATAATAACTTCTTGCTTGATACACTACATAAGTTCTATTATTTGCTACATCTTGCTCTGTATATTTAGCATATAACCTTACATATAAGTCTCCGTATGAATTACCTAAATACTTTTGACTTAACATCTGATAATTTTTTGTTAATGTTGCCATAAGTTATACCTCCAAATCCTCTAAGTCTTCTATCAACTCTTTTAAGTGATAGATTTTTGTTACTTTTTTATTGTTTTTGGTAGATTTAACAAACTTTAAATATCCTATTTGTGCTGTTCCAGTAACTATGAGTTTATCTATACCAGAGCCTTTATTGTTGAAAATTGCATTTAATTTTTCGTAGTTATATACCTTTATGCCTTTGTTATCAAACAATGAATTGTTCGGATCACTAGATGTACCTATTGACAATCCTTTTGTGCTGAAATTAAAGTTCATATCAGTTATTTTGCCTTCAATGGTTTCGATAGTACCATTTTGGGTTTCTAGACTCTTTTGTATATTTTTAATTGATATATCATAACCATTTACAGTTTGAGTTACCTGTGATATTTTTTTGTTCAATTCGTTTTCTTCTTCCGCCATACTAAGTATTTGATTTTTTACATGATCCACTTCATAACTAACTTTTTTTATATCCATTCTTGAACTTCCAGCAAGATTATAATTTGTATTACTTTTCTCTTGTACATCAGCACCAACAACACTTCTAATTCTGCTAGTCATTTCATAATTAAGTAACACAGCATCGAAGGTATTACCTTTTTTATCCTTTACTTTTATAACATCATTCAAATCATAAAAAAAACCATCCACAAAATCGGATAGTTCAAATGGTATAATTGATTGACCAATTATATAATTTGCTACATTTTCTATCATTTCTTCTCTATATAAATCAACGAAAGGATTATCTAGTATTTTCCATTCAATTATATTAGAAGGTTTAACTGATGGATATGCAATATCATCATCAATATCTTTTTTTCCTAATACAACAACATTAATTGGTCCATATTGGTCTTCTTTACTCAATTTAACATAGCGGTTATTGTTAATAATATGATTAGTAGTATATCGTTTCTTTATAACCAATTTACCATCACGACTAATAAAGGCGATAGAGCCGCCTATTTCTGCAATTCTACTTATTACCTCTCTGTAAGTTGTAGTTTCATTGAAATTAGGCTGCTTAAAATTATAGTTATACCAATTAAACGATGTTGTTTCTAATTCAATTCCTAAATTAGTACATATTTCTTGAACTATTTCTAGTCCTGTATGAGTAGAATCCCAATCTAATTCACTTTTATATGTATCAACAAAAAGTTGACCTTTATCTTGTATATTATTAAATGCTATAGTTTTTTGTGATATATTTGTAGTAATTTGTTCAGCTTTAGGAATGAATATGCCTTGTGGAATATACTCAACTACTCCATCTATTTCAATTCCTTTATAAACAGCCACTTCTTTATCTTTAAAATCTAAATTACCATCTATATCATATATTTCAAAAGAACAGGTTTTTATCGGAAATCCTCCAATCATCGTGCTATTTTTATGTGATATTTTTGGAGTTGTTTTTATAATAGAAGTATACTCAATATTGTCCACAACAATTTTACTTTTTGACTTTATAGATGATTTTTGTTCTACTTCATTTTTATAATTATTACTTATTGCATACATACCTATTCAACTCCATTAGTTATAAATCTGATTTGAAAAGGATCTGTATGAAACTCATCGTTAATTAATTTTGCTGTAATTTTATCACCTGCAACATACATTGATTTAGTAACGAATTTTTTTTCTTTCAAATCATAATAAGTTACATTACAATCAGTTTCCTCCAATAAATTAATTAATTCAGAAGTTTTTTCTTCATCTCTATAATCAATAAAATCATAATAAACTTTTTTTATCATTCCTATCACATCATGCCACATCGTACCATCATCACTTCTACCAGCATTATCGCCTTCTTGCATAGAGTATTCCCAACCGATATTATCTGCAGTATATATGGTATCGTTAATCTTAAATTCATTTTTCTTCATTTCATCACCTCTAAAAATTAAGAAGAGAAGTTTATACTAATAGTAAAACTTCCCCTTCCTCAATTTGTGCTTGATTAATCTTTTTGATAATTTTTCTTCCATCTTCATATCTAACTTCAAGTATTATTCTCAACTCTTTTGAATTATTAGATACTTGACTATCTTTTATTGCTTTCTTGGTTTGATCATATATTTTGCTTTCAGGAGTGGTTATCTCAGGCTCTCGTTTATTATCACCAACAATTGCAAGTTGAGGATCATTTCTCTTGAAATATCCTCCTTCTGCCAATTTTGGTATTTTTGAGATATGAAACCCCTTGCCTCCTACTCCTGGAACCCATTCAGGTATTTTTATTTTATTAAGTCCTGCTATAAATGAGTTAATACCATCAATTATTAAATTAATTGGAAGTTTAAATACAGCAACAAAACTATCAACAATACCACCAAAAATATCTTTAATTCCTTGCCATGCCTTTTTCCAATTCCCAGTAAATACACCAGTTATAAAATCAATAATACCTCCAAGCCACCTTACTATACTACCTACAGCATCACTAATAAATGCCACTATCGTTCCGAAAACACCAACAACTAGATTGCATAAAAAAGACCAGGCTGGTGCTGACTTTTCTAATATCCACTTAACAATTGGATTGATGAACTTATTATATATTTCTAAAGCACCATTCACAAGTTTGCCTACAAAGTCTCCCACTTTTGCTACTACTTTACTTATATGTTCTTCCCATAACCAAGACATAGTTTCTAAAAATGGTGTAACTATCGGTTCTAATATGTTATCCCATATACTTTGGAATAAATCTATTGTTTTTGTAACAAACTCTCCAATATTGTTTACAAGTGGAGCACCATGTTTATCCCATAATTCTTTTAGTATGGTACTAAAATCAGACCATCCTTGTGTTATTAATTGCAAAGCAGGATCTATCGCAGTTGTCCAAATAGAATTAAATAAATTGCTAACACCATCGATAACTGGTTGTCCCCATACTTGAATGCCATTAGTTATATCTGTCCAAAATGTAGTCCAAAGACCAGACATATTAGTTAAAGTATTTGAAACATTTCCTTTAATATTGTCCCAAGTATTTTTTGAGTTTGATATAAAGTTAGTTCCTAATGTTTTCCAAAAGTCCCATAAAAATGTACCCATTGCTATTACAGCATTAGTAAATGAACCTATTGGTGCACTATCCCAAATACTTTTCATTTTTGCTTTTATTTTATCTAATACAGATATTGTTTCAGTACTATCTATTGTTGGTGTAATAGTAGAAACACTTGAACTACCACCAGTACTATCATCATTACTAGATGAACTATCTTTTGTCTTTAAAACATTTATTTCATCAACATTGGCAAATGCCTTATTCATTTTCTTTGCAGAAGATACTGCATCTTTAGCGGCTTGTTTTGAATTTTCACCTATTCCCGATATGCTATCAGAAGTTTTAGATACTACATCTGGCATTTTTAGTCCGAATGTTCCCATAATAACTTGTATTTTTTCAAATAATTTAGTTACTGCTGCTATTGCACTATTTATAATTGGTATAAATAGTTGAGCTATTGGAGTTACTACTTTTCCTATTGCAACAGTCATCTGATTAAAATTAAACTTTAATTGTTGTATCTGACCAGAAAAAGTTTTTGTATATGCAGAAGCATCTCCAACTTGAAACCTTGTTTCATTCATTATCCCATTGTATTCAGCCTGAATTTTTTCTGCTTGAGTTAAGTCATTAGAACTCTTTCCTATACTTTTAGCATATTCTTCCCACATTTTAGCAACATTTTTTGTAACACCTGCATTATCTACTAGTATTGAATTTTCATTCTTTAAACCTTCTGTTGCAGTCACTACTGCTTCTCCAAGATCATAAGATGCCTGTCTTCCAAATGCAGCACTATCTTTCAGTCTTGTCAATGTATCTTCAATTTGTTCAGTATTATAACCTCTTGATAGTAAATTTTTATATGCTGTTGCTGTTTCTTCAATAGAGACTAATCCATCAGCAGTATACTTTTTTATAAAGTCTTGTGCTTGAGAGAATGAATTTCCAGTACCTTGTACAATACTATTTAGTCCAGTAAATGCACTTTGTACTTTGCTCGCACTAGATATACATTCCTTAGTAAAAGCCGCCACTTGTTTTACAGCAAAGGCACCAGCAATAAAACCGCCTATTTTCTTAAAAGATGAAGAAAAGGCATTTTCACTACTTTTAATTTTACTATTAAGTTGCTTATCATAATTATTATCATTAAGATTTAGGTCAACGGCTACTGCTCCAACAGTTGTCGCTTTTGCCATATCAAACACCTCCTATCCAAACATTTTTGAAAATATTTTTGAAATATCTTCTGTTTTCAATTCTATGGTTCTATTTTTATTATTTTTTTCTCTAAACTTAGCCCAATCAGTACGAATGTCTTTTTCTTTTTGTGTCATTTGTCTTATTTTCTTTGAATCAGTTTCTGCTCTGATTTGTACAACATATCCAAGTGGTGTTTCACCATTTAATCCAGATAATAGTTGTCTAAACTCCTGACAAGGAATATTTTCATATTCGTAATAAAGTCTAATTCCGTATTGTTGAGCAAAACTAGAGACAATCAAGTCCCAATCAAACTTTAAATCATAATAAGTTTCTGGGACTATTAGTTTTTTCTCATTTGTTCTTTTGATTGTTTTTCTAGTAAATTAGGATCTTCTCCAATGATTGCACCTATAATGCAATAAGATAAGTGCATTGCACTTGAAACAGGTAAATCTAAATCTTCTATTTCTTTGCTTGCCTCTTTTCCTAATGCCAATTCATAAATCTTTGAAGTTCTTTCTTTTTCATTCAATTCCTTATCATCTTGAACTTCTTGTATTTTTTCCCAAGTTTTCTGTCTATCATCAACAGTATAGAGTTTATCTCCAATTTTTAATTGTGGATGGTTATCTCCACTTAATATTTCTTTTGTTATTCCAGTATCAATTATTCTCATTTATATTCATCCTTTCTTTTTATAAAATAAAAAAGGGTAAAGATTTAAATATCCTTACCCTGTTGTAGCTGCTGTAAAAGTTGGCTTTCCTTTACAAGTAATATCACCACTTAATGGTGCAACATCTGTTGCAGCACCTAAAATATCTGTTAGAGCAGTAACAGCAGTAAATTCAAGTTTAGATTCATCAGGAAATTCAATTTGCCAATCAGCCTCTGCTTCTTTTCCAATTTTATATCTTAATCCCTCAAGATAATCATTTCCTGTATCTCCTAATGTTCTTTTACCACTAAACGAACCGCTTAATGCTTTTGCAGTTAGTAAAGCATTTTGCCAACCACCATCATTAATAGAATACCAAGTTTCTGTATTATTTTCTATAGTTAAACTTAGTTCTTCTAAATCTGCTACTTCACTATAAACAGGTGTTTGTACAGATGCAGCGGATGTTTTTACTTTTACCTTACAATTACTTACTGAATATTGTCCTATTGTAATTTTTGCCATTTCTATCACTTACCTTTCTTCATAAAATTGTAGTTCTATCGAATATTCATACACATTATTATCATCTGTTCCTAAATTAATAGGCTCAGCATATATCATTTGTGTAAATACCCGTTTTTCATTAATGAAAAATGACCTCTCGTTAAAGAAGTCATATATTTTTTGTGCCATTATTTCGGCATCATTTTGATTTTTAGTATATCTTAATAGAATTGTTACTGCTTTTATATTTGTAGATTTATTTTTAATTCCACCAAATACTCCAACATAACTTCCATTCATTTTTGAATTATAAAAGCATATTGCTTTTTCTTGATTATTATCAATTTTTCCTATACTAATAGAGTCTGTCCATTCAAATTCTTGTTTAAAATAATCTTTGTATTCTTTTAAAGTCATTTTAATTTTCCTCTCATAAATTTTACAAACTTTTTAGAAGCCCAATCTTTTTTATCTCCACTTATATATGGAGCAAACCACATTCCACCAGCATTTTTATTATGTGTTTTTTGATAATTATATTCCGGATGGAAATACAATCTTCTTGCATATACAGTATCAGATATAATTGTTACTTTACCAAGATTCTTTTTTGAATCATCAATAAAAGTACTTCTATTTTGTAATGCACCAGTATCAAAAGGCATAGTCTGGCTTTTTTGTAAATCACTCTTTAAAGCATCAGCAGTTTCTACTAATGCTTCTCTCATCAATTTTTTAATATATTCATTGCCCTTGTGATTTATTTTACCAGTTACTTTAACTTTCATTTTATTTCAAACTCCGTATGATGAACTGTACCATTAGGATTTCTAGGTCTATAACCAACATATATCTCATAACTATTGTCGTTTATAGTAATAGTACCATCACTAACATTTTTTAATAATGGTGCTATATCACCCTTAATAATAACTTTTCCAAGTAAAGTTATTTGTTTACCTTCACTATCAATAATTCTTTTTGCTTTTTCACTGAAAATACATTTGCCACTTGTTTTTAAACTTTCTAAAGGACCTCCATCTTCAGAAATTCCTTCTTGATTTAAAACAAGTGAATACTCAGTTTTCAATAGCCAATCAGGAAAAGGTAATACATTAATTTTGTTAGCCATTATCTTATATTACTATCCAATCCTGTCTTATGAACATAATCGTAAGCCATTTCAGACATATTTTTCTTTTGTGCTATTGTTTTATTGCTATTAGAATTATCAATATTTACGGATATATCTAATACATTATAAGAAGATACATCTCTATTATTTTCATTGTTGTAGCCATTCGAATAAATATATTCTGCTTGATAACAAATTGCTTTACTTATTTTTTCTTTCTGAAAATTGGTTAAATTGTCAAAGCCTATTTTAACAATTCTATTAAATGTTATACTATCAATTTTTTCTTGTGCTAATTCCAAATATTTATCTATTTCATCATCAGATAACAAACTACCTTTAAATGTATTTAAATAATATTTTTTATCAACATAAAGTGTCATTTAAGCCACCTCCTATTGAAGTGGTTTCTTTTCCACTTCTTTTTTTTCAACTTTTTTTGGAGAAGAAGGCTTAATACCTTCTTTTATCTCCTCAAAGTTTTTATTTTTTCTTAAGTTTTCAACATAGAAGTTCAAATTTTCTTCTACTATTTGATTAGTTTTTTTATTTTTGAACTTCGCCATCGTTATCATCCTTTTTAGGTTGATTTTTTATATCTTTTTCTTTTGATTTATCATCCTTTTTAGGTTGATTTTTTATAATTAATCCAACAGTTCTCATTTTATCCCTCCTATTATGCAGTTGGTGCTGCTTTATGATGTAAGTAGATTCCTGCTACTTTGTTTTCATAAACATCTGCTAGTCCATATTTTCTATAACCAAATTTCCATCCATCTGAAGTTTGATTTGCCTCTGGTGTAATAACTTTAGGTGCGATATGTTTGTTATATTGCATTACTGCACCTTTATGAATTACCATAAAGTTAATATCTGCTCCATTAGTATCACCTGATTCAGAGCCTTTAGCATGTCTCTTATATCCGCCTTTTGTTTCATTAGTAGATTTACCATCTAACATATCAATAGCAGTATAAAATCTTGTTTGAGGCACAAGTACAATTTGTGAGAATCTTGCTAATACTTCTTTTGATTTTATAGTATCAAGATCATCAACTAAACCTTTTAATGTTGGAGTAATAAATAAGATTCTATTCTCGTAAGGTACTTCATCCTCATCCATTTTGTTTGTTGCTGCTCTTAAAGCACTTATAACATCAGCACCTGTTGATAAAGTAGCTGGTGTTGCAACTTTTGAAATACCACTAATTCCTGCATATGTAGCAAATCTGAAAGCATCACCTTCTGGTGCAACTTTTGTACGAATAAACTCACTTGCTAACTTACCATAAGCAAGTCCAGCAGTTTCCTCATCATCCATCGCATCAACAGTAAACATTCTACCTCTTTCATAATTAAATTTTACTGTTTCATTAGTCATAGTCACATCACCATTGGTGTAGCCACTATTTCTATCATAATCACCTAAAGCATCCATATCGATTTTAGGAATTATAATTTCATTTGCATTTGCTCCTGCCTTTGCTAGTGAATCATCACTATCTAATATAGAAGTTAATGCAGAATTTTTGTATACCTCATCTAATAAAGGTACATATTTTTTGAATTTTGCTATACTATTTGCCATTTTTAATCATCTCCCTTTCTTTGGCAATAAAAAATGAGATTTATTTCAATCCCATAATTTTTCGCATATCTGCAAGTTCATCTTTTGTTTCTTCTTTTCCATCATCACCAATTTTAAAACCTTTTTGTTTATCTTCCGTTTTACTAATTAGTTCTGGAAAATCTTTTAATAGGTCTTCGATTTCAGTATTTAATTTACTTTCATCTAATTGACCATCCTTATCAAGAATGTTTTTCTTGTCTACTAATCTTACTGCTCTAGTAATCTTTTCATCTTTAACATTCTTTCTAAGTAAAGCATTTTCGATTTTGGTATTAATTGCTTCAAGAGTGGCTTTTTCTGCTTTTTTAATAGCCTCTTGTGTTTTTTCATCAACACTTTTAGATTTTTCCTCATCTTCTCTTGCCTTTGCTAGAATTGATTTAGCCTTTTCAACATCATCAATACCTAAATCCCTCAATTGCTTTGCTAAAGCCTTTTGTTCGTTTTTTAAACTGATATCATTTAATTCTTTGTCAGTATACTTTTTTTCTTCAACTTTTTTATCAGTTTCTTTTGCTCCATCATCTTTAGCATTTTTTTGATTTTCTACTGATTCATTGTCAGCAGTGTTATTTGCATTATTTTCTTCCCCACTATCAGCAAATAATTGAATGTTTAGCGGCATTAATTCTTTTTTCATATTTCTCCTTTTTCTATGTTGGATAAGGTCATCCACACTCCGTTTATTAGATACGGTCAAACTATATTTTAGTGCAGCAAAAAAGCCGATATTTCTATCGACTTTGCATTTATAAGCACCACACCGACAATATATGCAAGTTTCGAACTTGCACCATAGAGCCTTTTTCAGTTTCTACGCCAATCTAAAAAAACTTGTACTTCGTTTTTATCATCAACTGGTTTTATTCCTCTATATCTGCCACTTAAATTAATATACTATCGGTGTGCTACCTATAAAGGTAACACTAATTATTTTTTTTATTTAAAACATTTACTATTTCTCTATTCTCTAATCTTGTCTTTTCAAGTTCTGTTTTTATTGCAGATAAAACACAGACAATAAAGAATAATAAAATTGAAATTACTATTAATATAGCTATCATTTTTTATAATCCTTTCTTTTTTTTCTTGCTTCTTCTAGCATAGCATTGAACCTTTTCTCTCTTTCTTTAAAATCTTCTGTTTCAACATTTTCTCGCATCTTTTTTAATTGTTCTCGTTCATCTTCTGTCATTTCTTCTTCTGGTATAACTCTAGCACTAGCATTTTGACTTATTCTTGCTAAAAACTTATGATGTTCAGATAACTCTTCATATCTTTCACTTTTTTCACTCTCACTTAATTTTAAGAACTCTTTAAATGATAATTTACCCATTTTTTATGTCACCTCTTCAAGATATATTTTAACATAGTATTCATCAGAAGTATCTATTTTTTCAACATAAAACTCAACATTTCTCTTAAATAATATTTCTTGTTCTTCTTTATTATATTTACGAAGGTCTTTTCCTGTTTTACTTTTTATATCCATTTGAACTCTAGCCTCTGGATTATAAGTTCCACCAGTTGTAGTACTTAAGAAAGACTTATGACTTATTTTTTGTCCCACAGGATAGTCTTTTAAAAAGTACTCAATATCATCACTATTAATCCATACACTTCTTGTTACTGTTCCTTCATAATTTGGCAATTTATCTAATGCAGTTTCCAAATCATTAACTACTTTAGTCAATCTATTATCTAAAGTTAAGTTGTTTCTAAGTGCTTCATTTATTCTATAAGAATCTGAGCCTATATAAGTATTAATAGCATAAATTTCATCACCTGTTGGAATATTTAATGATTCTTTTTTAGCGATCCAATCTTTTTTTCTTTGAGCAAACATTTGAATATTAATTGGCAATATAGAACCCTTTTCCAATCTATCAAATCTTTTGATATTTCTATCAATATAATTTAATTCGTTATTATTAATTTCATCAATTCTATTATTTATCCAATTAATATCATTTTCATACTCTTCATCGGTATAGTCTTCAATATCATCAGCCTCCGGATAATAAGTCGTTAATCCGTGGCGACAATTTGGATGAAGAAATCCTTGTTTCATTGCTTCACTTAATAACATGTACTTACCATCTTTTTTTGTGCCACCAGAATACACATCATCAATAAATATTTTATTCTCCCATTTTTGACATATTGGACAAGCACCACCATGAGAAGTGGATTGAACTAATACTCTTCCTATCGACTTTCTAAAATCTCCTTCTCCCATTAATTGAGCCCTTAAGCTTGCAGTTCTAACAGCCATTTGAGAATAACTGGCAATATTGACTCTTCTGCCATTCTTATATTCAATACAGTTAAATCCTCTACTTAAAAAGTCTTTATTTGCTTCATCTATAGCAAGTTTAGTTTTTTGTAGTTCAGTTAATTCTTTAGTTGCCATATTAGCAGCTTGTTTCTCGGTAAATACTCCGTTAACAACAAAAAAAGCACTCTTATGAATGACTTGTCTATATTGGTCATTTGCCATTCTCAAAACTGCCGTATTAGCGGTTTTTAAGTCATTATTTACAACTTTTATCAAAGCATTAACCTTTCTATCATTTGTTCTAAAAAAACTATGATTCATTATTTTATTAGGTTTCAAATTTTTACCCATTACTTTATTATACTGATTAATTGCATTAATAGAGCCTTGCTTAAGTTCTCTTTTTAAATGCTGTGATACTTCATCAGATAATCCCTTAGTATAACCACCAATAATATCTTTATTTTCTCTTTGATATCTTTTTAATTCCTTCAATTTTTCGGATTGCCATTGAGAATATTCAAAGCCGGTATCTTTTTCTTCTTTAAGATGTCTTTTATAGTTTCGTTTCATTGAAGATATCAATTCTATTTCCATATCTTCATATATTTTTTTTATATTATAATCATTCATTAATTATCACTACTTTGAATTATTTTTATATCACTATAATTACAATTAATGTTTGTTACAACATTATCGCTTTTTTTATCAGTAAAATTAATTCTTTCTTTTCCACCCCAAGTACTGATACTAAAATAAGTGATATTTTCATATGTTTTTCCATCATATTTGATTTTTAATCCCTTTATTGGTTTTTCCTTACTTTCCACCATCTTCAACACCACCTTTCAACATCTCTTCATTTTCAATTAAATCTAAATCTTCATTAATTGATGGTTCTTCCATATCAACTATTCCAGATTCATTTTTAATTCTTTTTACTTCTTCCTTTTTCCATTTTTCATCTTTGGTATCGCCATATAACTCTTCAATACTTGTCTCTATACTCATAACACCATTTGTTTTAGCCTTTCCTATTGTTTCTACTTGTGCTTCAAACGATGGATTAGCATAACCACCAAAACTTGCAACACCATCTACATCAGTAATTTCATTCTTTTCCATAGTGTCATACACTTTAAAAGTAATGTTAACAATATCGTTTATTGTTTTAGTAAGTGTTTCAATTATTTGGTTTCTTTTGTAAAGAGTTGTTTTTTCTTTTTCTCTTGTTGCTTCTGCATTATCTATTTTCTTTGTATCAATGCCCAATGTACTTGGACTAATCAAACCAGTTAAACATTGATCTAATGCAGTAATGTAAGTGCTCAATAATGCTTCATGCTGAATTTGACCTTGCGTAGTCTCTATTCTGTTCTTAACATCTTCTCCAATGCTTTCTTCTACAGAAATAAAATCGTTATCTAAATCACTACCTCTTAATAACAGTCCAGTTTCCGGATCTCTAGGTAATAATGATTCAGGTATATATGTTTTTATTTGTCCTTTTCTCAATGCTAACATCCATTGTGACCATACCTCATCAAAAGCATCAAAATTATCAAGTTTGCCATCCAACAATGATTTTCCTCTTCCTTTATATTTCTTTGACTTTTTAAACATAATTGGTAATGCCATTAAAAAATCATTTGAATTAGTAACCTTTTCATATTTTTTTGCTAATTCTGGGAAATCTCTCAAATCAAGTTCTATACCTTCTTTGTTATGTAATTTATAAGTAATTCCATTTTTGTCATATCTTTCTAACAAAGTATAATATTGTTTATTTATAACTTTTTTAGTTTTAAATATAACTGCTATTAATCTACCTCTTTCATACTCAAAATCAACTCTAGAACCATCATAGAACTCAATTATTGGATATTTACTTATACTAGTATCTATTGACCACTTAAATGCACCATCACCAGATACTAAAGTGCCTACAACTGCATCTCTTATCAAACTTTTCACATCATTTTCTTTAGATATTTCATTCCATTCTTCTTGTCTTTTTTCAACATCAATTTTATCTAAATCATCAGTAGCAACATCCGCCAAGGTGTCTATTATCATTGATGGTAAGCCTGTATGAATCTTTCTTATATTCATACCAACTGTAGGTTTACTTCCCCAAAAGTGCTTATTTCCAAGTCTATCATCGGATTGTTCATAAAGTTGCTCCAATTCACTAGGCTCACCTCTATACCAAATCATATTTATAAATGCCTGACTTTCAAAGTTATTCAATTGTTCTATATCAAAATTAACTGAACCAGGATTTTTAATCTCTAACCAATTTCTTATCATATTTTTCACCCATCCCATATTTTCACTCCTCGTTTATATCTTTTATCATTTGCTTTATCATTTCCCAATTTCCTATTAAGTTTTTAAATGGTAACCAAGCATATTGGCATCCTTGTATACTATGGTCATTACCATCTTCTAGTTGTCCATCCTCTGTAAAACTATATACATTCATTTCATTTATATAATCTTTGCAAGTTTCTACAATTAGAAAATCTTCAGTATTTAACCAAGATTGTTGCAATTGTACTCTTGTTAAGTTCTTCGTTTTTTTCCATGCTCCTTCAAACATATAAATACAAGCATTTTTTCTTTTATACTTTTTTGCTTCTGCTATTGTTCCAGCATCAGCACTATCTATAAAAATGTATCTTGCAAATCCCCATTTGTTTTTGCATTTCTCAGCAAAATTAATCAATTTAGGTATAACATCTGATGGAGCAAATGGTATTTCTCTATCTTTGTTGTTGTAAGTTTCTTCTTCAAGTAATATACATTTTCTATCATCAGTAATCCCAGTAAATTCAAATGTAAGTTTGTCGTGAGATTTTTTTGAATATGAGGTATCACAACCTATTGAAAATCTAATAAACTTTCTTTTCTTTTTAGGTTCCTTTTCTTTCCAATCCTCAAACATTGCTTGTTTTTCATTTATGATGTACTTCTCAGCAATTACATTAAATACAAGTCCGGTTGCCTTTCCTCTTAAACCTTGTATTTTATTTTTATATAACTTTGTTCCTATTGGAACTGATTCTATTATTTGTCTTTTCTTATCTTCACTTAAACTTAAATTATGATTAAATGTAAAATACCACCAAGTCCAATCAGAAACTTGTGGCTCATTTAACATTTCTAATAATTCTAGCGGTCCATCACTTTTGTATTTTTCTATTGGTCTAGATTTATTAACGAACTCTGTATAACATTCTTTATTCGGATCATCAGGATTCATAGTACATAGTCTATAATCTGCTCTCATGAATGCTTCTCGAACAAACTCCATATCAGCGATATTAAACTCATCTATAAATAATCCAAATACTTGTCCACCTAATGCTTTTTTCCATCTTGCTTTATTATCATATCCTAATACATAAATTATCTTATTTCCATTTTCTGTATGAAAAATTATATGTGGAAGGCTTATCTTTCCTTTTCCATTTGGATTGTACTCTACACATCCACCTTCTTTATAATCTCCGAATATTTCAATTAAACCTTTATCAGAATTAATTATATTTTTTTCAATGGTTCCTAAGTCTAGTCCTGATATAATACTCGGCTTAGTTCCTTTATAATTTGATATTTTGAACATGAACTTTGGTATTCCTACAGTAGTCTTTCCAGCAAAAGTTGTCCCCTCAAGAAATTCAGTACTGCAATCATACTTAAAAAAGTCGATGTACTTTTCGCTTAATGGAAATTCCTCATTATTCACTCTTACCACCTAATTGTCTAGATATAGATGATAATATCTTAGTAGCTTCAGGATTTTCAATTTTAACTGTTTCCGTAAACATTCCTAAATATTTACCTAATAATTCTAGTGCCTTAAGTTTATCATAAGTTTCAACACCTATTCCATTTTTTGTTCTTTTATATCCTGCTATTACCTTTTTATCAGCTTCTTCTAAATCGTCTGTATAAGCGAATTCAATATCTTCGTATTCTATCTTTTTTCCATCTTTTGATTCAACTGTCTTTTTTACCAACTTCGTTATTTTCGTTCTATCAGTAAATGCTATAGCAGCCAATTCTTTTACTACCATGTCTATATTTACAATTGCTTTTTCTTCTACTTTTAATCGTAGTTCTTCAATATACTTTTTTATGTTAGCATTTGTTAGCATTCTACTGGCATTAGTTCTAGCGGTTTCATCTTTTTTGCAGGTCTTGTATACTTTCATATATGCTTGAGTAGCATTCATGCCTAATTTTAAATACTCTTGACAAAATTTCTTTTGATTATTTGTTAAATCCATTCTTATCACCTGCATTTCTTTTTATTAAAAAAAGACACTAGTGTGTCCATATTCTGATTACATACTAAATGAAAAAGAAAATATCATTTAATAGATAAAGGAGGTATGTAATCTCGTATTAGTAAGTACTATAGAATAGATATAGCTTCTCGGCGGCTCGTTTTAGAAGCTTTCCCTGTACCGTTCCAGTTATGCAACATCACTATTACAATATATCTATTCTATACTACCTACTAATAGGTAGTATAAGTGAGGTTAGTGTGACAACATATTTATTTATATTTTCACGATATAATTATAAACCTAGATTTGTCCGATTTTGTCCGAACTTTCATTTTTATATAATTTTTTCTTCATTTCTGAAATATAATCATACACTTGTGTTTTACTATAACCAACTAATTTATGAAACTTATACACAGACTTGTGTTCAATCCATCTATAGATGTATATCTTATCATATACATCCCCTTCTTCTTTCATTTTTATTAACTTCTTCTTAAGCTCATAATTTAGCATGTCTCGCGTGTTTCTGCTTTGGTTAATCAATTTATCAACTTCATCTATTTCACTCGTGTAGTTAATTAAATTAGTGTCTGGTGAAGTATTTATAGTTACCATAACTTCTTTAGGTTTAACCGCCCCTGGCATTACAGATAATATTAATTCGCTTTTCTTTTCTAATGCTTCGTTATAGTTTCTCTCTGCTTTTTTGAATTGCTTTAACAGTTCATTGTATTCTATATACATTATTACACCCCTTTTATTATCTTTAGCATTTCATCTTCGGTGTATTGTTTGTTAACATATTTTTTTCCTAATGTTTTTTCTTTCTTGTATACTTCTGCCAATAAAAATTGCCGATTATCTTTCAAAGTTATTTTATTTTTATGTTCATTGTATTTCGAAAGTAGTTCCATATCATTTTTTATTTTTCTTCTTTCTTGTCTCAAAGACTTGATTTCTTTTAGCATTCTATAACACCAAAGAACATTTATTTTATTGTTTTCTATATAATGAAGTAAATCTTGTGTCTTACTATCAACTACACTCAATTTATCACATAATGAATTATTATAATCATCTATTTTATCTAATTTTGCTACTATTTCTTTTATCTCTTCTACTACATTCATTTACTTCCCCTTTCTATAACCTTATTCCCCCTGATATTGTTAATCATTTCTAATCATATTTCTTTTTAACAAGCATACCGCTTGTTTTAATTCGCAACTATGAGTTAGTTGTTTACAATATTTTTCACTAGTTTCTACTATTCCTACTATTTTTACTAGAGCGTAATCACCTAAATTTTCTACTACTGCATAATCTCCTGCAGATGGTTTTAATTGCATATGAGATATATCCCAGTAAAAAATAGCACCACTATTTAATTTTCCTAATATTAATTTCATTATTTGCCTCCTATTATTTTTTTATAATAATCCAATATATCTTTGCAAACACTTGAACTTTCTAGATTAAAACTACGAAAAAATTCAATTTCAACTTCTAAATACTTTATAAACTCTTGTTGTTTCTTCTCATATTCATAATTCCATTTATTTAACTTATCTTTAGTTGCTTGTAATTTATTTATGTAATCTTTTTTATCTTCAAGTTGTTCTTCTAATTCATAAATTTTTTTATTCAACTTAAAACATCTATTTTTGTAGTTAATACTTCTTTCCTTTACTTTTCTTAAGCCTTTGTTTACTGCTTCAACTTCTTCTTTTAGTTGTTGATTTTTAATTGATAGATTAATAATTAAATTGTAAAGTATTATCGCATAGTGTAAATCTTCACCATCTAAACTATAATTTCTAGTCATTTTTTCTAATAATTTAATTGCTTTATACTCTTCACTATTTTCTTTATAAATTATTTTTCTTTCCATCGTTTTCCTCCATATATACATTTTTCATAGATACCGATTGAGTTAGTCATTACTGAGCCACCCTTTTCTATACAATTATTTTTTTGAATATTCAATACAAATATTGTTATAACTAATACTATGATCATAATTATTGTTTCTAATAAATACTTATTCATTTTTCTTTATCCTCCAATTTTTCATCTATATCTTTTATTTGCTTTGCAAAATATTTAGTATAGAAACTATCTCCAAATTGTTTGGCAAGTTTATATCTTTCTAGAAAAGATTTCCTAATTTTTATCAATTCTCTTCTTCTATGCGGTTTCATTATTTCCTACCTTTTCCAATTCTTTGATTTTGTCATCTATTTCATTAATAAAATCATTTACATCATAACCCATATCAAATAATCTACTAATGTTTTCATAACTTATAAATTCTTTTAATTTATCCCAGTTATCTTTTAAAGTTTGATTTTCATCTTGTAATTCAAAGATCATATCTTCATATGTTTTCTTATCACCCTCTAAAGAAAACACACCATTCTTCATATATAATTTCTTTTTTTTGTAGTATTTTAGTAATTCTTGTTTGCATTCTTCAGATATTATATTTGACTCTTTTATTGCATTTTCTATTAATGCTTCTTTTTCTCTAGCAGTCATTATCTACTTCTTCCTTTCACTTTTTCTTCTTGATATATTTCTAGCACCCATTTCAAGTTAAGTAAGGCACTCTTTACGGCTTCACTTGCTGGTAAACTTAATAAATAATTTATTTTTAATGATATCTTTTCTTCAAATGATAGTCCTTCATAGTTTATATTTATATCTTTCATAATTACTCACTCTCCTTTTTTAATCTTCTAATTATGTAAACAAAGTCATCTCCCTCACCATTTGATGGATCGAATGTGTTTATTTCTATTTTTATTCCACCTTTTTGGAGTATAGTTATATTTATATCTTGAACATAATCATCATTTAATCTTTGCACTATCTCATTTATTAAGCTTCCACCATCAATTTCCAAATTATTAACATAATTATCTTCTTTCCAATAATCATCAGCATCACTATCATAACTTCTGTAGTTTGTATTAATTAATGATGTTACTTTGTATTTTGAATAAATATTAATATTCATTGTTTATTTTCTCCTTTTAATTTATTAACTTCATCTATTAGTTTATTAATATAATTCATACATACATTTAATCTTTGTTCTGGTGTATATCTTTCATCATCAAAATATTGTGTATTTATTTTTTCTATCTTATTATTTTCTATTATTTCTATTTCATTATTTAAATCACTAAAATCATATAATGCCGCCCTTAATGAATTATCAACATTATGAATTCTGTCTTTAATATAATATTGTGCTGCTATTGAAGAATATTCATATATATTACCTCTCCATTTTATTTCTTTTGGCACTTCTTCCTTGTTTGCTATTTTTACAAATAATTCTATTATTGTCATTTTTCATCAAATCTCCATTCTACATATTTTTTTAAATATCTTATTGTTATTGTTATTTTATGACCATTAATTTCTAATATAGTCCACTCTACTTGTCCTACATAATGGGTAGTTCCTTGAGTATTAGACATTATATTATCTATTATTGAGCCAATAGTTGCATAGTCAAAACTAGTATTATTTATTATTTTCATACTTATTCTCCTATTCTATATTCCATATATTCAAATTGTTCTTTTGTTACTATTGATTTAATGTCACTCGGATTTATCCAACTAATGTTTTCTTCATTATCTAAAATTATTGTTAAACAATTTGCTATATTATGGACTTTGCATCCATTAACAAAATCACCAATTTTCAAAATATCCATTATGTCATAACTGGCTATTACATTTCCTTTTGAAACTAATTCAATATTATTTTTATATATTATGAGCACATTATTATTAATTCCAAATCTTTTTATTTTGCCTATTCCTAATTTACGATTAACCTTGTTATAACAATACATTCCAACCTCTAATTTCATTTATTCCACCTCATTTTCATAAATATTTCCTATTACTTGAATTTCTTCACAACAACCTAAATATTGAAAATTTCCATTATTTTTCCCATTTGTTGCTTTAAAATCAAATTCTTCTTTATCAAAGATAATTTGATAAATGTGTTCAATATTATCGTATACAATTCGTACAACATCACCTTCGTAAATTTCTACACCATACTTATCCTTTAGACCTGTGTATTGCATTAAATCACTAAACCATTCTCCTAAACCAGTTTGCATATTATGATAATAGCCATTTCCTTTTTCATCAAAGCATATAAAATCATGTGAACTATTCAAATATCTCATTTTTTTTAAATCTTCATCATATACTCTAAATTTTATTTTTCTATTCATTCTAATACCTCTTTTAATATATTTCTGATATCTTCCTTAATTTCACTTAATAGGTATTTATTATTATATTTATAATATAATTTACCTGCATTTTTATCATGATTATTAAGAAATATATTTATTTTATCGATAACTTCTTTTTGCTTTTTACATTGTTGTTCTAAAATTAAATTTTCACCAGATAATTCCATAATTTGTAATGCTAATTCAGTTGTTGGCTTTCTTGATAAATCATTGACTATATCTAACATTTCTTTATTCATCTTTCCACTCCTTTAATATGTCTAAAATATTGTCAAATTCAGCATTGCAGTAAGGGACTACATGTATATATGTTTTTACTTTGTCAATTACTTCTCTTAATCTTAAATACTCTTGAGTACATTCATTTAAAGCATTTTTATCTCCAATATATACCATTTGCATTTTTCCTATAAACTCTTCTTTAGTCATTAGTACTATCTCCTTTCAATTCTTTTATTATCATTTTCTGTTCTTCTATTTTTTCATTTAAATATTCTATTTCTACATCTGCTCGATTCCATCCAACAATTGCTACAGAAGAAAATGCTAATAATATTACTAATATAGGGATAGTTATTAATAAAATTGTTTCCATTTTTTCTATAAGTTCTTCATTAGTCATTTTAATCCTCCTTGTTCCAACCTTGCTATCTAATTTCAAATTCTAGGTCTTTTAGTGTTGGGGTAACAAAACATATTATTCCAAATATTCTATTTGCTACTAAGTATCCATCATTTATAAATATCGATTCATATTGACCCATTAAATTATTATTTAAACTTAATAACTTTTGCAATTCATTTGATATAATTATAAATGTTGGCATAGTTCTATATATTTTCCTATAAATTTCGATTTGGTCATTTATTTTTCCAAGTATTTTATTAATTTCATCCACTTGATATTCTTTTTTAACAATATTAAGATTGTTCTTCCTTTCTTTAGCAGTCATTATCAATATCAATCCCTTCTTTTTCTAACCTTAATTTTAAATCTTTGTTTTCTTGTCTAAGTCGTGCATTTTCCTTATTTGCATATAAACCATTTAAGATATATTCTATTTCAATAAGTCTATTTTTTCTTCTAGAGGATTTCTTTCCTACCTCCCATAAATCGCTTATTTCTCTTTCTAGTTTTAATTTTTCTGCTTCATAAAAATCAATTAAATCTTTATTCATTATTTATCATCTACCATCTTTTTATATCTTTTTATACAACCTCTAATTCCAACATTATCACTAAATCCAGTGCTTGGAATATATAATTTACCTGTATAACTCCAAAAACTCATAATCATATTTTTACCCCAATATAAATTGAAATGCCCATTACTTAAATTACATAATTTAAAAGGTATATTATTTTCTAAAAATTGTTTTTTAGCATATTCTAATCTATCATTAAAACAATTTTCTCTTTTTTCTTGTGCTTGTTGTTTTAATATTGGACTTACATCTCTCCAATAATCTGCTAATGTATCATTATCCATTACTCTTCCTCCTTACCACTTATATTGAATCATAAGTATTAAAGAAACTAACAACATTGCTCCTGCTATAATAAAGAACATTATTATTAAAAATTCTATAATTGCTTGCATTAATATATCTCTTTTTATTTTTCTTATTTGTAATTCTTCTTTATTTAATCTTTTCCTCTTTTTAATTTGTGGAAACTTTTTTTTTATTTTTTTTATTTCTTTTTCAGTTAATTCATTTGGTTTCATAATTTTCTAATCCTTTCTGGCCTACTATTCTTATCCATAGATCCATTTCCTAAAGTACAACCATACTTTTTTATTTGATAGTTTTCTATTGCTACAACTAGCTTGTCCAAATGCTTAAAATCACCATGTAATTTCTTAAACTTTGCTCTAAACATACTTGAATTAATCATTGATTTATCTTTATAAAGATTGAAATAAAACTGTAACTTAAATTCACTTTCATTCATAATCACACCTATCAATGAAAATCACTTTCACTAACACCAAAACATCCATATGGATATTTTTCAATATCATCACAAACTTCTTTTTGAAATTCTTGTAATTCTTTAATTTTTTTATTTTTTCTCTTAATTTCCTCTTTTAGTTCTTCTATTTCTTCCTTTAATTCCTCTATAGTATCTAAAGATTTTTCATCACTAATATTTTTCACTATATCAACCTCACTTTTAAAATCTTATTTCTTCACTACTTAACAACTCTACTATTTTTGCACCTGCATTTTCTTTAGTAGTGAATACAAACTCAACATTATATCTTTCAGCCATAGTGTTCATTATTTTCATCAAGGTTTCGCCTTTAACTTTTGTTCTTTTTGAACTCCAAATGGCCACTTCATTAATTTCTTTTATTTTTTGTTCCTTAATAAGAAATATAAATCTTTCGCATCCTATTTCTCTAGCTCTTGCTATTTCTCTTTTAACTCTTTCATGTTCCTTTAAACTAGTAAGATTACCACTCATTTCTAGTAAATCTTTCTTTAAGTCAATAATCACTTTTGTGCTATTAACCAACTTAACATCACCTGAATAAAGTTTATTACGAATCCACTTTATATTTCGATTATCTAAATATTCAGTTACATATTCATCTTTTTGATTACGAGTATCTATTTCAATTATCATTGTTTTTTTCACCTCTTTGCTATTTTTCTTTATCATATTCATTTTTTATCTCCTCTATCTTTTTAAACCAAATATCTAAACCTTCATTTTTTTCATTTAATTCTACAATAGTTTGTAATATTTGTTCTTTCATTTTATTTTCTAATATCTTTTTATGATTTTCTTTGTTATATTCAAGCAAAGCCTCTTGATATAATCTAAAACAACTTGGTGATGGTTCAAAATTAATTAATTTATCAAAAACATCTATAATTTTATGTCTATCACTTGGTCTTATTTTATTTGCCATTAATACTAAATCTAAACATCCAAACCTTTCATAAAAGTTTTGAAAAAACTTGAATTGCTTTGGATAATCATTAAAATCAGTTTCATCAACAATTAATTTATTCATAAGTTCAGGCTTTTGTAATAGACAACTTAATATTGATTCTTCTAAACTAACTACTTTTCTGCCAACTAACTTACTAGGATTCTCATATTCCCATTCAATTAATTCTATATCTAAATTAATCATTTTTATTCCTTTCTTTATTTTTATAATTAATAATAATAATAATAATAATAATAATATATCTTACCTATATCTAACATATATCTGACATATAATATTTTTATAAATATATATAATATATAAGTTTTATACTTTTTTCTGACCTATCTGACCTATCTGACCTTAAAAAAATATATAAATGTATTTTTAATTATAAATTTTTTTATTTATAATTATATATATTTGTGTATCTCAATTTTTAGGTCAGATTGTCAGATATTGTTATTTTGCAATGGTTTACAGCACTTTCCTATCTATCTCAAGGTTAGTAAATACCTACTTATAAGTCAGTTTCTAAATATTTTTCTAATACATTAATAACGACATAACTACCTTTTTCACCATTTACAGAAGTATTCCAAGTGAATTTATTATTAGAATTTCTTAAAATAATACCAGCTCTATCCCAATCTTTTTTGATACTATCAAACTCAAAGTTTTTCTTTTTTAACTCTTCTTCAAGTCTATCCTTATTTACAGTATAAATATAAGTATTCTCTTGTTTTACTTTTTTTCCCCAAAATTTCGTTTTTGCAGTTTCTTCAAAGAATATTTTATTTTCTGAAAAGTTATTAATAATATATCGATAAGCCTTTCTCCAAGTTTCAATTTCTTGTTTAGAATTAATACTATCCTTAATATCATCAATAGTTAAACTATCTTCATTAGGAAATAAACATTCCTGGCTTAATTCATTTGCAACCAATAATGTTGCTATACAAACTGCTTGCTTTGCTGTAGCAGAATAATCATTGCATAATTTTTCAACATACTTTTGTACTCTTTCATTGATTACTTTAAATCCAACTTTAGTAATATATTCAATATATATCTTTCCAGCGAAGCCAAAATTTTCTTTTATTATTCCAACAATTTTATTTCCTTCGTTTGATTCAACAACAACACCATCACATTCTACATCAACGATTCTGTTGAAAACTTGTTCCCCATAATTTTCTTTAGTAAGTTTCTCATTATTCGTAAATAAAAAAGTATTATTCCAATAACATTCTTCTTCTGATTTTCTATCAATATTTAATCTTCCTTTATCCTTACCATTTGCAAGTGTCATTACAAGTTCATCCAAATTACTACTTCTAACCTTTTGAAACTCATCACAATACATAGTTATATTTTTTAAAAAACTAGCAACTTTCATATAGTAATTTAAAGTACTATCAGAACTAAACTGTAACCCTTTAGTCGATGGATCTCCCCAACAACTCATTGCAATCATACAGCCAACAGTTTTACCGTTGCCACTCTTTGAACTCCACAGATTTACTATATAAGGCATTACATTTAGTTTTTCCAATAAAGGACTAGCAAAAGTCGTTGCCATTGCTATTTTTACATATTTATTCTTTCTAGTTTCTTTTATAATTTCTAGCCATTTATTGTAGTCGCCTTGCTCTCTTATTGAATTAAATATCTGTTTAAAATCATCAGCATTATCTAATATATTCAAATTATTATAAGGGGCAAAATCATTACCATTCCAACCAAGAGAGGAAAAACACTCTCCTGTCGGAATAATACTAATATTTTCATTTTTTAATTCAGTAAAATACTTTACCATTTCCCTAGCATTTTCGGAATCAACACTGACCTTATAATCGTTAAGTCGTAAAATCCTACTATTCGAAGTTAAACATTTATTATCTACAACAAAAGTTTCCCATTTTTTTGTTCTGATATTATAAACAGCCAATCTAACCTTTTCATTTTTAGTTTCCTTATTTGTAAGAATCTCACAAATAATGACTGGTGTATAACACACTTTTTCACCTTTTTTAAAAATTCCTTTATTATTACAAGTAAAACTATTCAGTTGTAATCCTTTAAGTGGTATATCTTTTATGACAATTTCATTATCAAATGATACTTTATTTGCTAATTCCTTTTCATAAACTTTTAACATTCGACTGAATTCTCTTTGACATTTAAGTTCTTTTGCTTTTTCAGTTAATTCTATTATTTTTCTTGCTCTCTCTATTTCGCTTGAAATAGAAAATATTTCAATGAATGTTGCATTATCTAATAAATGTTCTTTTGTCATAAGAATTACCTCCTACAATTCAATTCCACTTTTATCTAAAAAATCATCTATCTCCTTATCCGTTAATTGTCTTGAATTAGAAGTATTCTTATTTTTTTGATATTCTTCATATTCAACCATTTCCCCATTTATTAATTTAACTTTTGGTATTTTTACCTCACTTAATTTATCTAAACTTCTAAAATTGGTAAGTTTAGTAGTTGTTTTAATTTCCTTTTTATCATTTTCGTATTCTTCTAATCCAAATACCCCAACAATTTTTAAACCTTTAAACTTTTCATAATTTAATTCTTTGCCAGGTTCAGCCAATTTAACATTATTAGATTTTTCAACTGCTGTAATAAAGCCCTTTAAGTAAGCTGTTTGCTCTTCTTTCAAAGATAAATATCTTACAGCTCCGCTCGGCCATTTTCTTTCAGATAATGTATTATTATCATATTGCTTTTTAAAATAGCCATCAAAATCACTTTTTTCATCTATATCAACAGATACCTTAAGTGAAGTATTACCAGTTAATTCACTTGTATACTCTCTTACATCAAGTATCTTACAAATATGTCCTCCTAAAGTTAAACTTGTAAAATCCCCTACTTCTTTTGCTTCAATTTCATTCCAGTTATTTGGTATTATCATTATAATTCAATCTCCTTTACTTCTTTACTTTCAATCTTTTGTTCTTGTTCTACTTTATTTTCTTTAATCATCAATTGATAAGTTATTTTACCTTTTTCAGTATATTTATCAGTTAACTCTTTTTCTTTCTTTTTAAATGTAGTAATATCAAAACTAACTTTTGTTTTTAAATATTTATTATAAACTTCTTCATTTTCTTCTTTAAGTTTATCTTCATTAAACTTATCATTGCTTTTTATAACTAAACTATATAAAGCCTTATCAGTTCTATAATTTTTAGTTTCGGTTTTTTTTAATTCTTCAATTAATTGATTTTTTAATTCATTTTTTTGATTTTCTAAATTATTTATTAATAGTTCTACATCATTTAATTTATTTATAATATCATTCATTATTTGTTTCCTCACTTTCTTTTTTATCTAAATCATAATAATCTCTAACTATTTCATCGACTTTCTTTAAATCGTTTTCTATCTCTTCAACATCAAACATACCAATTGGTGTCTTAACACAATCTTGACCATTTGTTTTAAGTTTAAATACATAATTGCCATTTTCAAACATACTTCTAATACATACAGTAAACATTCCTTGCACATTTACCTTATCATCCAATAGTTTGCCTATTGTTTTAGGTTTTACATTTCCATCATCATCACAATCTTCGTGCATTATAAGGTAAACCGTTTTGCCACCATCAATAGCCTTAATTCCTTGTATAAGATTCCAAAAGTTATTGGCTAGCTCATTATACTTATCAAAACCTTTTATACTTGATTTAGCCATAAATTCATTTGTAATAAGATAGTTAGCATCATCTATTACAATTGTTTTTTTATCAGTTTTTGTAATAGCTGCTAAAATAGTTTTATAATCATCACATTTAGGTGCATTTAAATCATTTTTAAATGGTAATGGTTTACCCAAAACATTTACTATTGCTATTTCTTCTTTCTTAAAATTTCTCATTGAAGCAGATTTTCCACTTCCACTTTTACCAATTAATAGTACTGGTACACTATTCATATTTTTCACTCTCCTATTTTCATATATTTCAATAACTTCCTTACGAAGTTCTAGAGGCTCAATAACCTCATAGTTATCTTTGTTACAATCAAAATAAATTAGTAACTTATCCTTTACTTTTATTCCTGTCATATACTCAATTTTATAAGCATAAGCATTCAATTGAAGTGAGTAATGTATATAATTACAATCTTCATATTTTTGTAAAGGAACTTTCATTTTTTTATGTCCGAAACTTTCATAATCAATTTTTTTATTGCTCTTAAAATCAATTACTAAAAGTTCATTTGTAAACTTATTCATAAGTAACATATCAGTAGCACCACATTCATCATAATCAGGTACTCCAAGATATATTTCACAGCCTATTAATTCATACATATCTTTATAATCATTGTAGAAATTAATCGCTTGTCCACTCATATTGCATAATTCTTCTTGTAATCTTCTTTTGTTAATAACATCAGGTAAATTATCATATTTGAATATATAATCTTTGCCTTCCCACAGACTTTGTGCAAACTCATGAATCATTGATCCTTTGATGGTACTATGCAGATTTTCAATTTCCCACTCTTTCAGTACATCTATTTGACTAACTCCTCTTTTACGAGCTACATTGGCTGACATTTCCCATTTATCAAATTCATTTGAATATTGGTGTATAAGACCTGTGGTACTAATAGCCACTCTATTTCCCTTATAGAAATAAGTGTGCGTGCTATCAAAAAACTCATAATCTTTAAATGTATCTAATATCGTATTTTTTATTTCCATTTTTCCATTTGATTTTTACTATAAAAAGTGTTATACTTTAATAGTAAATAATTGATACAAATTATTTATCTGTGTGTTTAACAGTTCCAGTGTTAGACACATTTTTTATTTGATAAAAGATATTTAAAGATATATGTATAGATAATACAAATGTTAAGAAACCATAAAGAGTAAATTGTGTTAAAGTCTTTGATATTAAAGGATAAATTAGTAACATATACATATCATGAATAATAACACCAAGACAAAATATTAATATAACAAGTTTCAAAACATTTTTATAATTGATTTTCGTTTTCATATTTTAATATCCTTTCTTCTCCAATATAATTTTTTAGTAACTCATATGATATATGATAAGTCCACTCTGATGACATTTTTACAGCACTTCCGATTGGTAGTCGTTGTTGCTGCAATCCTATTCTTACATATTGTTGAGTCTTACCTAGTAAGTCAGCAACAATTGGTATAGGAATAGTCTTCATTTCTTTTAATTTTTCCATACACTTCTCCTTTTTTTGTCTTTGGTTGGATTTTTACTCTTGAAATAATTCTTCAACGCGATATTTTTTAGAAGTCTTTTTTCTTATAAGTTCTATTAAAATTTTTGCTTCTTTTACAGTAAAATCACTTTTATTATTCAACTTTTGATTTACTGTACTTAAAGATCGTATTCCTAATTCGTTAGCAATATCTAATTGAGTTATATTTGCTTCTTTTAAAACATCTTTTAATTGAACCATTTAATCTCACCTCCTATTATATACGATTTTTCGTATGTAGTCTTTAAAAAAAATATTTAATTTTCTGACTACAATATGATTATATACGATTTTTCATATATTGTCAATATGTTTTTTAGTATTTTAAAAAAAATATTTGATTTTTCGTATTTTATATATTATAATATATATGTAAGGAGGGAAACTATGTTAGAAGAAAAAATAAAAGAAATGATAATCGAAAAGTATGGTTCAGTAAGACAATTTTCTATTAAAATTAATATTCCTTATACAACCGTAGATAGTATATTAAAAAGAGGTATAGATAATTCAAATGTAGAAAATATTATTAGAATATGCAATTCTTTAAATATATCAATAGATGATCTATTAAATAAAAGAAAAATAACATCTATTGAAGAATCAAAAAAAGAGTTCACTTTTGGTAGTGAAGTCGAAAATACTTTGAATAAAATAAGTAATGAATTTAATTTACCAATAGAAATTGTAGAAGATATATTTTTAAATATTAAAACTGATGATAATAAAGAGTTAACCTATACTAATATTAAACAACATATACAAAATTGGATTAAAAACAATCCTAAAAAAAAGACTATGTTAAACATTTCAAAAAAAGAATGGGAAAAACTTAGTAATGATTTAAAAAATCAAGAAAACATTTTAAATAAAGTATCTGAAAATATATATTCACTATTAAAATTAGATTTCGAATATCAACCTAATACAGAAGCAGAAATGGATTTTGATTTAAATAGTTACTCAAATATAAAAAAATTATATGATACATTAATTTCCTTAAACTTAATAAAAAAAGGAAGGCTTTTAAAAGAAAATGAAATTGACAATATTAATGATTTTATTAATAATAATTCAAATATGCTAAAACAAATATTAGATAATAATTATAAAGAATATTTAAAAGAATGGAATAATTTTAAAAATTCACCTTTATATGAAAAATATATATCAGAAATAGAAAGTTGATAGATT